GGAAATGAAACAACAATGCCCCGCACTTGATAGAGTGCGGGGCTGTTGTCCGGTTAACCTTTGATAAACCACCGGAAGAGTTTTACTGTATCACGTGTAGGAGACTTCAATCCAGAACTGGTTGTAGTAGTCGTTATCTCCACCGGCCACAAACGAAATACCCGGCTCACCGGCAACACCGAAAATTCGTTTCTGGTTGGCGTCCACATCAAGGACCATGCTGAATTCAACGGAACGTGTGGGACCGGCTTGGAGCTTGTTGGGGAAATTCAACACGGTCCCGTTGGTTTCATCAATTTGCAAATAGAACGCGGATTCGGCGGCAACATCAACCAGCGCACGCGCGTGAATGGTCACCGTCCGCAACACAGGGGCAGGCTCCAGTGTGACGGTGGATGCCACATTCGACGGGAGCCGAACACCGGCCTGAATCGCGGAACCAACATAGGTGCGTGTGGAACCATACGCGGCTTGTGGTGACGGGAGACCAATCCACGTTGCCAACTCTTCGGTCAACACCTTGTGCAAGTCCTGGGTACCGTGAATACCGTCAAACAGGAGTTTTGTCCACGGCGTGAGCGCCGCACTACCGGAACGGTTCAGCTTGGAACCGAAATCGAACAACTCGAAACGGGTATCCCCGGCAAGCTGGGTTTTGATATCGCGCATAGCCGAAAGGTATTGTGCCCACGGATAGGTCACTACGCCAGGGTTAGCCACTGGCCAAACCGTAATCAACACCTGACGCGCGTTCGGCGCTACCGCCCAAATGTCATTCAGCGCTTTCAGCACATTGGCTTTATACGTGGCCGGTGCTGTCTGGTTGACAAAATCGTTGGTACCAATCATGTGGAACACAAGTTCAGGGTTTATCACGGCAACGTTGTTGACCACACCGGAGGACACATAGTTCCCTGACACCTGCCCCGGCCACGCTGCAGACCACGTATGCACACCGGCACCCGCGTTACCGGTAGTCGAGCCACTTCCCTGGGCCGTGCCCATGACTTCCGTGGTGAGCAGGTCCGCTAGGCGCACATTGTAATTCCGGTCACCGCCCTGAGTGTGGGAGTCACCGGCAAACACGATGCGAAACGGGTTGGTGACAGAGGTTTCCAAACCGGCCCGAATCCAGTCGCGCACCACGTCTTTGGTGAGCCGTGCCTCGAGCGCGGTAATCGCCGCATAAAGTTCTGTTTTCGCTGCGGTGATATCTGCCAGAATCTTTGCCCTAAGCGTGGTGTCCAGCGTGGCAGTTGCGGCGGTGGTTTCGGCGCGGAGCGTGGTGGCAATGGTGTCCACGGCAGAATCAATGAGCGCCACAATTCCGTCATGAACGGTGCCCGTGCCTACCATTCCGGTGACGGCGGATTCGTTGAGCAACGCGATTTGCGCGGCAAGGTCATTCATGATTTCGGTGTATTTGGCGTCCCAGTTCGCCTTGACATCATTCACTGATGTGATGGCGTTGGCGATCATTGCATCCGACTCGGGGACCAGTACTTCGTTAAGCCACTGCTTGATCGTTTCCAGGTATTCAAGGAACGTTGCCCCATCCCGGTAGGTTAGGGGCGAAATGTTGGTAATCGGTGTGGGTGTGTAATTGATCCCCGAAATGTTAGTAAAGACCATAGCCGTAGAATCCTCCAAGGTAGGGGTTGTGGTTGGTGTATTCGTCGTCGTTCTGCCATATCAGCATAAACAATTCCTGTAGATCGTTGATAACCATCATGTCAACATTCACGAGAGCTTGCCGCGCCGCCAGAATCAGGGATGGTGCGTGGCCCTGGTAGCCGCTGGTGGTGCTGTCGTTGTTGGCATGTGCTGTGTTGGTGGAATCTTCGGTGGCTTTGCTGTTGGCTGTGGTGTCCGACACATTGTCTTGAATCGCACTGGCGTAATCCTGGTCAGGGCGTAGCTGCGTCTGTGGCGTCTCCGAAGCAACGGCGCGGGACTTGGCCCCACTATCGGAATTTGATTCACTGGTGCCAGCGTTCTGGGCTGTGGAGTCCATAGCGGTCAGTGACTTGATACTCATGGTTGACAACGGGTCAATTTCCAGCAGAGACAGGACGTAGTGCTGGTTCCAGAGTGGCATGATTTCATTCATTTTCGTTTCAAGCTGGAACTTGAACATTGAAATAGTTTCATGCCCGATTTCACGGTTCCAGTAGTGCCGGATGATTTTGTCATTCAGCTTGTCCCGGTACGTTTCATCAAAGATCGGGTAATGGGACAATCCAAGGTTATCCCGCCCCTCAATCTCCACCACACGCTTGAGCGGCATCGTAAAGGTAGACATTTAGACTTCACCGTCCTTAATAGCTGTGTTGTGTACTTTGTTATAAATGTCTACATAGGTTTCAGCTTTTGCGCCATTGTACGTGACTTCAAAATATAGACCGTTAGTTACATCGGTGCTAACCAGTGCTTTCCAGTTAGCTAGAGTTTTACAAAACCAAACAACATAGAAATCATTGGGGCTTGTTCCATACCCGTACACTTTGCTGACAAGTGATTTGGCTTTTTCCAGGTATTGATTGTGATTCATGCGCCCGCTCCCATTTCTGTTAGTCCTGGTGTCATGGTCATTGAGGGGTCCAGTGCGGATTGTGCTTCGGAGTCGGTGTTGAACTCGCAGGACACGTTCAACGGTTCTCCGGTTTCGGGGTCCACGTATTTAGCGTTGATCTGGTCACAAGCATACTGGCGGGAGTTGAGCGCAATCCCGCGTGTGGCGAATACTTGGTCATCATTTGCGGCGACTTCGTCAGCTACCAATCTTTCCTTTTTGTCCTGGTTCGCGTTGTTGATTCCGAGCATGGTCATGCATTCATTCCAGAGCTTGGATTTAGCGATCATGAGATTCAAAACCCCGACAGGGTCACCGCCCAAATCCAACACCTGAATGTTGGCGGGATTCATGGCATCCTCTTGACCGTAAATAACCTCCACGCCTTCATCGATTTGGCGAACAATGTTCGCCCACGAGAGCCGGGTATTTTCGTTGGCGTACACGATCTTGGATTTACGCAACAACTTGCTGTTTTGCATAATGGTGACGGTCATTTCCGCCAACTGCTCCGCGTAAACTTCCACAATATCCACGTCAGGGGTGCGGAGCATGTTCGCCCAAATCGGAACACACCCATTCGACGCCAGGGTTTTAGCCTGATAATGCGTCCCGTAGGTGCGGAATTTGATCGGGTTCTCATACACGTTCAAACCGCCCATAGGGGATGCTGCGGTAGCGAAAAATCGTCGCCCGAAATTCCTGATAAATTCCGCGTCCGTTTCCTCATAAAAGGTTACGAGTGCGTGACGGAATAATTCAAGTTCAAGGAAACGTGAATCAATTTCCTTGGGCAGACCAGTCCATTTGAAACGGTTAATCGCCAATTCCGTCAGGTGGCGCTTATACATGCTCAGGATCAGGAATTTCAGATTCCGTTGTGGGTTATTCTTGAAACCGCGTGCGTTCGGTGCAAAGTCCTGGTCATACGTTAGGTAGCGTTGCGAATTTTTTCGTGCCATTAGTAGCGTACCCCTCCCAAAGGTGCATTGTCTGCAATATCAATCGTGCCAATATCGCTAGGATTCTTCCAAACAGTAACACCCTTTTCGAAGATACCCCTAATAACCTGTTTGAACGCCTCAGGGCAATGCGCTTCCGTGATATAGGTTTCTTTGAGTTTCCAGTACGTGAATTTCTCCATCACCATAAACGATTCAGGCATACGTCCGAAACGGTTAATCGCATACCCGTACCGGAGCCAATACTCGCCAATAGCGTTCATGAACGCGGGAGCCAACCGTTTGATTTTCACATCCAAACCCCAACGGTACGCTGACAGGTTGAACGCGTCTCCACCCACCTGACCAGAGCTTGTGGGCTGTGTCAGCTTGGCATCCTGCACCTTGGCATTGATCCCCGCCAACGCATTCTGGTAATCCCCGTTCGCGCTGAATGTGGCAAGGTCTTTGTTGGTGTCCCGCATGTACGCGGCGGTAGCGTTGGATGCGGTGGTGTTGCCACTGGCAAGGCTGTTGGAAATACCCAATGCCTGGTTGTTGCGGTCCACATCAATGGCCGTGTTCACACCGGACACGAGAGCGTTTCCCAAACCCATCCCCGCGCCGCCGAGCACGCCAGCGGGACCGCCAGCCGCCCCACCAATAGCACCCTGGGCAATCCCGGCGATACCGTTCACCATCGTATGGGCTGCCATTGTCTGATTTTGCAGATTCGTCTGCTGACCAGCCGCGAACACACCGCGTTGGGTGATGTTCTCCGAGAGCATCATCCCAGCGGTGGCCTGATCGTAGGATGTGTTGATCCCTGCCTGTGCCCGTTGCTGTGACCAGTCAGCGGACGAGTGTTGGAACGCGATCCCGTTGCGGTTCGACGCCATGAACGACATATACCCGTTATTCACCACACTGAACGTTGGCAGGTTGGTGATCCAGGTTGCCATATCCAGAAACTCGCCGCCATCGTTCAGGATGCCTTTGTCGTCCTGTTCAATAACCGACGTATCGGCGGCGTTGTACCTATAAGGGTAGAACGCGATCCTGGCATCCGGCGGGGAAATGTGGGGAACCTCCACGACACCGATATCCGCGTACTGCAAGCATTCCGGTTTCAGGATGATGGGTGTGCCCGTCCTGGTGGTCATTTCGATCACCGTGTACGGGTATGTGAGGAATTTTTTCAACCGCCCATAACGGCCCAAATCAATGCTGTCACGGAACGCGGGCTCAATGGTGCTGTACGGGCGCATGAGCGTCCCAGCGTTCACCTTGGGAACAACAACACCGTTCAAGGAAATAGCGGTGGTGCTGATACCGTACCGGCCCATCGGCGGGACAGCCTGAATGCTCATGATGCCCTGACCGATCCACGGCTTATCCGAAACACTGGTCAGGTATTCTTGCACATGCTCCATGCTGTAGAACAGGTAAATTTCCGCCCCATTGGGCAGGTTTTCCATGCTGGAGCCTTTAGCGGATTGGAGTTTGGGCGCGTCCACCGTACCTGGATCTACGTCCAGCGCCACGCTGGACACCACCATGACTTCGTAATCCGGTTCGCTGTCCCGCGCACCAGCAATACTCATACTGTAGCGTTTGTAGATCTGGTATTCGTTGCCAACATCCAGGCCCTCGGGGACGGTCAAATAGTCCCGCCCAAAATTGGTGAAAGAATTTTCGTTGGCAATACCAATGTGACCTTGCTGAATATAGCAGTTGCCAAATGTGATGCCGTAACCGAATGTCTGCCACACATCAAGCTGAACCGTGATTTGCGTGGTATTCGGGGCAATGTAGGTTACATCGGTCACGAAATAGTAATACGCCTTGCCGGTATCCCCTGGAATCGAGCTATTGGCAGGGTTCCACACACGAATGTAATTGTAATTCTGTACCGTGTGGAACGGTGTATCCAGCCGGATAGGTTGGCCGAATTTCGCATACGACAGTTTAGTGATTTCAATGGTGGCACCGGAACTGGTTTTCAGGTAAGCGTCAAGCGCACCCTGGTTATCAAACCGTACAATGTCCCGGTAATCACTGTTCCACGGAACACTGCACAACGTAATAGCCGTGCCTTGGGTCCACACGGAATAATTAAACCCCAAACCCCAATCCTTGGACGAGGGTAGCTCCTGAATAGCGGACGTCATTAGTTCAACTCCACTTTAATAGAAAGCGCTTCAATCTTATCCTTCAAAGCATCAATCAAATCCTGGGAAATATTCGGGCTATTCTCCAACACCAACACAGCGGCACGAGCCGCAATCGCTTCCGCCTGAATCTTATTCAACAGCAACGGGCTGTCAGTGGTTTGCACGCCAGCCAGAACATACTTAGCGGCGGCCTGTGCAATATCATCGGCCTGTTGTGCATCAATCTTGTATCCATCAGCCATGGGACCATCTTCACTTTCTACTACCCGAACATTTGAAATATCTTCCGACCACCCAAGATAGGTGAGCGGGTTCCGCCAATAATACGCGATCAAATCATCCAGACTCGGATGATGATGCGGGACCGTCGAATCATCCGACGTCGAATAAACGGAACCGTCCGCCATGTGCAAAGCAACATGCCCCGCTGGTTCATTTTCCAGAGAAAACCACACCGGCACCGCACAATTATCAGGAAAATCCATATCCTGATGTTTGTATTCCGCGTTTTCCCAGCCCTTTGTTGCGGTAGGTTCCACCACGGGAGCACCGAACGCTTGTCGGACATACTGCAAACACCAACCGGGTTGGCACGGAATGTTCGGATTCGGTGAAACAATTTGCTGATAAGTCATATGCATTACTATACACAAAAGCCCCGTACCGGGAGATACGGGGCTTTTGCTAGTGCGCCACATGCACTATTCAATAGTGTAC